CCTGCGGGCCGCCGATAACAGAACCTCGGCCCCCTGCGGTTCGTCCCAATCGGCGGTATAGGCGGGCACAGCCTCGGGCGGGGCGCCGTAGATTTCGGACCAGACACCCAGAACAAGTCCCAGACAGTCACAGCCCGCACCTTTGGTTCTGGCCTGATGCCGATAGGGCGTCCCGATCCAACACCGCGCAGCGGCCACAATTGCCTGCGTCATCCCCGCAGACTCCCGCCGTCATTGACGCCAGCGGTTAGTGGGGTGCTGATCAACCAGTCCTCGCCGGGGATATCGGGAAAACCCGCGAAATTCGCGGCATTGGCAAATTTGAACCGACAGGTCGAGAACCGTTTGTCACAGCCCGCGATGATTTGCAGGTCGTCCCCTGGGGAAACATCCGCGCCCAAAGGCTGCCATAGCTCGATATGCCGCTGGTTTTCTGCATCAAAATAATCGCGCTTGATCAGCCCGTTCAGCCCCGCCGCCTGCCCTGTCAGAACCCTGAACTGGCCGCGTTCGAACCAGCCTTGTTCGAAATCGGAAAAACCGGTGAAAACGAAACGGCGGCGGTCCAGAACCCCAGTCGCGGGCCGCGACGCGCTATAGCCATCTGCAGTCAGATCGAACCGGCAGACCTGATCGCCCAGAACCGCGGAACAATTGCGCGAAAAGCTGCGACCGATGGGTTGATTGAGCCCCTCGGACAATCCGCGCAGATCAGCGGTAAAGGCACCACCGGACCGGCGGATCTCTCCGATCGTGCCTTGGAACCTGAGCTGGCGTTGCGTGGGGTCGGCCCAGTTGACCAACCACGACCGCACCTCTGCCCCGTCATAGCGACCGGCGGCAATATCGGATTCGGATATCGCGGGATCGGACAGGATGCCCATGACTTCGGTATTGTCCACCGACAGGCCGGTGGTCGATGTCAGCGCCTTGGCTGTCATGCCCGCATCGGCGCGAAAGGCGATCCCGTCAAAGGTCAGCGGCCTGTCATGATCGGTGAACCCCAAGGTCACCCCATCGCGGCGGGTAACGGCCCAAGCACGGCAGACCGTGGTCAGCCCGGTTTTCAGATGATCGGAAAGTGTGGTCATACCCGCACCTCGATCACCGGCACATCAGGAATATCGCCGGCGCGAAAGCTCGCGACCGAGGTCTGGATACGATCTGTATCAAACCGGACGGGAACGTCGAATTCGAAACCTGCGCGAATTTCGCTTTGCAGGTCGGGGGCATGGGCAAAGGTGATCATGCCAGTGGTGAAATCGACGGAATAGTCGATGCCTTCCTGCAACGTGTCCCCGCTGACAGAAACCCGCACCGTGCCTTCGACGGGTTTGGTGATCGGCCGGACATAGGCCGCAGCCCCCGATTGATAGGTCTTGGTCAGTTGAAACTGCGTTTCGATCTGGTCACCCGCCCCGATCAATTGGTCGGTCGGGGTCGGGTCGCTGTTGGGTAGGCAGGATTTGAAATCCCCCCAGTCTTTCCAACGGAATGCGTATAGCTGGCCCTGTCGGGCCTCGAAGAAGGCAACAAGAGCCGCCACATCATCCAGCGACCGCAGACCCAGCCCCGCGTCATAGCGGCGGCGGGAATGCGCCCAAGGCGTGTTCCGTTCTTCGTAACCGTTTGCCAAAGTGACAATCTCGGTCCGCCGTTCTGGCCCGCCCACAGACCCAAAGGATAGCGAAGCCGGAAATCTGATTTCGTGGAATGACATTGCAGTCCCTCTATTGGTTGCGGGCCCCACGGCCCAAAGCACGCGCCATCTGGGCGGCAATCTGACCCTGGCTGCGCTGGAACCCCTGCACATCGGGGGTGGTGATGTTCATGGTGACATTGACCGACGTGCCGCCTGACGACCGGACCCCCAGCCGCCCGTCAGCGCCACGTGCCAAGGGCATGATCGCCTCTGGCCCCGCCTCGCCCATCAGGCCCGTTCCACTACGCATGGCGAATGTCGCAGGACCGGACACAATGCCGCCTTTGGCAAAGGGCATGACGCGGCCCTGCGAAAAGCTGCCACCTTTTTCAAACGGCATCAGACCTGACACGATCGCATTGACCCCATCGGCCAAGAGCCCGCCGAAATGGTCGGTCACGGGGCGGATCGCGGCGCCATAAGCGGTCGAAGCCATCGACCTTGCGACAATCCCCAAAGCATCAGAAAGTTTGAGCCCGTCGAACACCAGCCCATCAAAGGCACGACGCAGCCCGCCTGAAAATCCGCGCTCCAGATTGCCCAGATCTCGGGTCGTATCGCCAAGCGTCGCCTTGACGTCGCGCAGCTGCGCATCAAAGGCCGAGGTCAGCGCCGACACATCCCCCAAGGTCCGTTCAAGCGAGGCGGCATCAGCCTCCAGCCCTGCGATTTGGTCACTTGCTGTCATGATTGGCTCCTTTCGCCAGATCCGGAAACTCTCGGACCATCTGGTCCAGCCGGGCCCGATCCATCGGGGCGGCAGTCGGGCCGACGCCCAGCATCAACATCAGTTCTGCAGGGGTCAGGCCCCAGAAATCCCGTGGCAATAGACGCAAACCGCCGATCCCAGCGCGCATCACACCTGCCCAGTCAAATTCGGTCATGGGCTGGGCCTATTGCGGCGGGGTAAAGGCACGGACGAGGAGTTCGGCGGCGACACGAGCGGCCCCCATCGGCCCGCCTGCGATTTCCGCTGACAAAAGATCCGCAGGATCGCCGCGCCATCCCCCGCCGCGCAAACCTGCCGCAATCAACGCCAGGACATCGCGGCTGGAAAACCCGCCGTTTTCGAACCGTTCGACCAGCGCCACCAGCGACCCCGCCCCCAATTGCGCCTCAAGCTCGGCCAAGGCACCAAGGGTCAGCTTGCAGGTATGGTCCTGCCCGTCGATCCGCACCGACACCTCGCCCGCCAACGGATTTGCCATCAGACAAGCGCCGTAAAGGTCAGCGCCCCTGCAGACGCCAGCGACAGCTCATAAGTCGCCTCGCCGTTGTGGTTGCCGGAATAATCGATGGACGTGATCTGGAATGGCCCCTGAATGACGCCAAAACCGGGGACCACGACCTGAAAATCGGGTGTTTCGCCGTCAAAGAAGATCTGCCGCGCGCGTTCGTCGGTATCGGCGTCCTTGAACACCCCCGACCCCGAAATCGAGGCCGACCGGACGCCCGCTCCGACCAAAAGTTCGCGCCATCCGCCCTGACTCTCGAGGCTGGTGACATCTACGCTTTCGGCGTTAAAGCTGATCCGCGTCGCACGCAGGCCCGCCACCGTTTCAAACTGGCCCGCGCCGTTCATATCGATCTTGACCAAAAGGTCCTTGCCGTTCTGGGCTACCATTTCCGTATCTCCGTCTGGATGAATGTCATTTGGGTGGGTCGCGATCAGGCCACGTCGATACGGGCGCGGAACACGAGGTTGATTTGCTGTTGATCGCCGGTGCCGATCCGCTGCGCCGTGGCACGGTAGAAATTCAGCGAAACAAGCGACCCGCGGGCCAAGACCAGGGGCGCATCGACCAAAGCATCCGACACAGCAGCGGCGGCGGCCTTGGCAGTGGAAAAACCGGCAGTCTCGGTCACAACCGAAACCGTGAATTCATGTTCCGCACCGGACCCAGTCTTGTCGGATTTGTCGCGAGCAAGTTCTGGCCCGAGGGTGACATAGACAGGTGGCAAGATGCCCCCCGGCAGGGTGTCATAGATCGCCGAACCGACAAGACCCGTCAGGGTCGGATCTGTGGCAAGTTGCTGATAAACGGCCACTTGCAGGGCCTGTGCAGCACCATAGCTCATGCCACTCTCTCCTCTTGCGCGACGCAAACCAGATAACGGCCATTGGGGTCGGCCTCGGTGACCGCTTCGATGGTGAAAAGACGCGGACCATCGCGAAAGCGTTGGTCTGGCAAAGGGCGGGACGGCGACCCAAAGGGGGCCGCACGCAGGGTAATGCGATAACTCGCGCGCGACAGGGTCGCCTCGCCCGCTGCGGTTTCGCGGCCCGTCGCCGACTTCACCTCGGCCCAGATAGTGCCCAGCGCCTGCCATGTTACGGAATAGCCGCCTGCATCATCCGGCACCCGCACTGGCGCCTCGAGCATCAACCGGCGATTAAGCAACGGGGCCTTCATGACCGCCCCCCGCCCAGAAACAGGCGCACAGTGCGATAGCGTTCGATCAGGGTGGTAACGCCAAAGGGCATCGACCCGACCGCGCCGGCCGTATCGTGGCGATATTCATAATAATGGGCGGCAAGCAACAGCGCCGCCTGCGCCATGTCTGCCGGCAGATCTTCCCAAGTGGGTCCAAAGCCCGCGACAAAGGCCATCCGAACCGAACCCGACTGCGGCACGCTGGGCAGGCAGGCGCCCATCGCGGCCAGACGCGGCCTTTGGGTATCTGCAACCAACCGCCAATCTGTTGCGGGAACGGCGGTTTCCTGACCCGCACGGTCGATCAGGACCACGGAAATGATAGCACTGACCGGGGCCACAGGCAGCGCCTGTTCCTGCGCGTCACGCCAATGGGTCAGCGTCCAGCTGAAATCCCGTTCGATCAGAATCTTGCCGGTCCGCGCCTCGATCGCGGCCATGGCGGCCCGCAAAAAGCTTTCAAGAACCGTATCCTGTAGACCGTCGTCGGCGAAACCGGACCCCAGCCGCAGGTGTTCTTTGAAAGCAGCGACCGGAAGCGCCGCCTGGGGCACTGTGGTCTCTTCGACTAACATCATGAAATAACTCCGCTTTCGGTTCTGGTCCTTCGCCATTTGACGGGCGCGCGCCTCTCGCGTCACTCGGACGGAAGGGAGCAGCTAGACAACGCGATCAATCAACGCGCGCCCGCTTGGGCCCC